TTCATAGGACCCTTACTTGTGACACGATCCCAAAACCCTTTTTTATGAGCGCTTAACAGTGCTGTTGTGATCACAACAGCCAAAACGCAAAATTGGGGTTTTAATTTGATACCAATTAGCAAAAGAGAAGCGTCATAATGCTGATAT